CCCTCCGGCCTCGATATACCATCCGGCCTTGATATACTCTCCGGCCTCGATATACCCTCCGGCCTTGATATACCCTCCGGCCTCGATATACTCTCCGGCCTCGATATACCCTCCGGCCTTGATATACTCTCCGGCCTCGATATACCCTCCGGCCTTGATATACCCTCCGGCCTCGATATACCATCCGGCCTTGATATGCCATCCGGCCTCGATATACTCTCCGGCCTTGATATACCCTCCGGCCTCGATATACTCTCCGGCCTCGATAGATAAAGATTTTTCACATATTATTGATTTAGGCGTATCAATAGAAACTTCAAACTCAACATTTGAACCAATATAGTAAACATTCCGTTTTTTGTCCCAAAACTTTTCAAAATCTTTTTGTGATTTTATTACAATCATTTTTATCCTGCCTTAAAAAAATATGGGCCACCAGTGAGGATTCGAGCCGTCAAGCTTGATATGCGTGCCACCAGTGGCCCTGTGTGCGTTGCTAATTCGGTTACTATTCTGTGACGGCTCATAATTGAATCCTATTTATTTACTTTTCTTAAAGTATATACTATACATCGGACAACGCAAGGAAAATCTTTAGAAAAACCCTATGTACCCAAAAGATTTTTATTCCTTGCTACATAAAGACTTGTGGTAGTTTTTGCAAAATAGCCCAAAATATCTTCAAAAAACCGAGTAGTAGTAACTTCTAAAATCGCAATAATGACGCGGCCTCCTTGATCGGCAGGGCGAAGTCGCTACTTAAAATAAATCTCATATATTTTCAAAATCTTGCCGGATTTTGTTTTACAAACCAAACTGCAATGCCGAAAATATGAGCATGTTACATTAGGTTTCTAATAGAAGGGAACGGGCTATGAACAAAATCATACAGGGCGACTGCCTTAAAATTCTACCAACATTACCGAAAGCGAAAATGATATTTGCAGACCCGCCTGACAATTTGGGGCTGAAATATAACGGGTTTGTTGACAAGATACCATATTCTGAATACTGCGAAAAGTTATTCCGTTGGTTAGAATTAGCTACCAGTTTGTCGGAGATGGTATGGTTTAGTATATATCACAAATATCTCATTGAGACTTTGTTTCACGCCAAAGGCTGCGGCGATACACGTTTGTTTATCTGGCGTTTTACATTTGGACAGCATAATAACAATGATTGTGGCAATGGATACCGTCCAATTTTGCGCATAATGAATCAGGGGGCAAAATTGTACCCCGATGCTATTCGAGAGCCATCTAAACGACAAACGCTCTACCACGACAAACGAGCTAATCCCGCAGGCCGCGTACCAGACGATGTTTGGGATTTCCCCCGCGTTTGTGGCACGTTCAAAGAAAAACGAAAATGGCATATAAACCAACATCCCGAAGCCCTGATTGAACGGATGATAAAATTCTCCACGGTCGAGGGTGATTTGGTGATTGATATGTTTGCCGGAACCGGAACCGTCAATAGAGTTTGTAAGCGGCTTAACCGAGATTGTATCGGCATCGAAATAAGCCCGTTTTATTGTGAACAGATTACAAAAGAATTAGAAGGGAATGAAAATGCCACCAGGGACACCGAACAACAAGTGGCTACCAAAAGCCAATGACAAGTTTAACGCCTACCGGCTGCCAACGCCCAAAATTAACTACGAGATACCGGCGGCGGACAATCCACAGACTTGCCTAACTACCAGTGCTGGTTATGTCTCGGCAATAGATTCTCGGCGGCCCAAAGGTTATCTGCGGAAATTTGCCCCAGTGAGTTGGCGTTTCGAGCCTATCTCTACCCGGTTTCTTAAAAAACAATAACACACACAACCACAACATATAGTATATTCTGTCTTATTTTTTATATAAAACCACAATATATAGTATATGGGCGTTGTTAATCAGAACCGCTTTTGCAACTTAGTTGCATTTACAAGAAAATTGAAGATATGTAATAATTTTTTTAATGGGGCCAACCTACTATATGTGGTATGTTTTTGTTCATATAACCACACCATACACACAAGATGGTATATGCTAATAAAAAAAATAGCTTTACAGATTTTTCATTCTTGGTAAAATCACTTCCAGTGTTCTTTTCCCCAAAAAGCCATATAACCATCTATATACAAAGATGTGGGTTGTCGAAGAGATAGAGAATTAAGAGTAAGGCTTTGATTTAATATCTCTTGAAAGTGATATTTATAAAAAGGAGATTATCGTGGCAAAAAAACGGTCAAAATCAATGACTGTGACTGAACGCCGGAAGTGGTATCATAACCAATCCCCTGAACAGAAATCCGCTTTTATTAAAAAAACGATGCAGGCTAAGGCTGACAGGCGGCGTAACAGGTCGATTGCTTTGATGAAAAACCACGAGGGGGAATATGACTGTAAAGATTGCATACACGGCAAGACAAAATCCTGCACAGATAAACTGAAAAATGGTTGCGAGTATTATTACAATGCGGATAATGGTAAAAAAGGTTTGTTGGAATTAAACCCGCGATTGCACCGAACCTGAAAGTAGTTTTTAATAATGTCGAATGGAATCGACAACACAAATGACAGGAGTAGTAACAAAGCTAACGCTTTGAGCTACCTGAACAGATACACCGACGACGATGTCGAGTGGTTGAAATTTCTCGATAACTGGCGTACACAAGAGAATCGAGGTCACTGGCCCACAAATACGCAGGTTTTGCATATCGCAGACAAATTTAGGGATTTGCATCCCCGAAAAAATGTGTTATAGTTAAGATATATGAGCGAACTAAACAAAGGTTAATTTCGCGTCAGGATGGGCGACAAGGCCATTGATGGTTATCAGACGGATGTTTCGCCTTGAATCAGCCGAAAGACGATTTAAGGGGCATTACGCCGCCTTGCACGAGGCAAGGGTGGAATATCACTGTCAAAGAGTGGCCGGTGATGAGAAATTGATGCGAAAATACGGCATAAATCGGTAGTGGGTCAGTTTGGAAAAAGGAGAATTATGCGCATAAAAAAAGGAAGGGAAAGCCCCTTGTACGACAGGATTGTAAATAATACCCCCCTACAAAAGCACGGGATTTTTGAATATTGAAAGGGGCTTGCAAATGGAAGCAAAAGATAAAAAATTAAAAGACAAAGAGAGCAGTTTTTCTAATTCCGACTTGAATAAGATACGTACCAAAAGTGTTTATACAATAAGAAAAATTCGTGAGCAAATACAATCCCAAAAAAATACTGACGATGATAACACTGGCAAGATTGGACACTTACGAACAACTTAGCGAAGTATATACTTAACGCACAAGGTGATTTTTGGTAAATTACAAGAATAGGCAAATTTTGTTTTCGCCGACTTTTAAGGGAGAAGGTATGCGCAAAAAACAACCACAGACGGCTTGTACATCTCAAACACCCCGTCTATTTAATTAATAATAAAGGTGTGGCAAAGAATGCAACAGATTAGTTACGACAAGTCCCAGCAGCCTGTTTGGATTTGCATTCGTTGCAAAGTTCACCGGACGTCGGCTTTGTCTGTTGCTCCACATAGTCGCTTGTCGGCCAATTGGAACAGTTCCGACACCAATGCCAAGCATCATGTCCTTTTCTTTTACGGTAGGCCATAATATGCCCCTTTCAAGAGAAATTTGTAAAATGTGCTTTAGGGTCAATCCCGTTGGGTTTACTGTACCAAACGAGCTTTGGTGTGATGCTATTCCACCAGAGTATCAGTCAAAAGTTGTATGTATTTCGTGCTTTGCCCATTTAGCAGATGAAAAACTACTCCCTTGGGACCGCCATATCAAATTTTATCCAATAAGTATGCAGACTCATTTGAAAGAAGTCAAGATGAGTAATTAGCTCGGCGAAAAGAATTATACTTTTGTTAGTAAATGGTTAAGGAAACACAAAAAACCGGAATGTCTTAGTTAGAGGTAGAGAGTAAATGGGCAAAAAAAGAAAGTATTGTCCTCCCCTTGATAAGGGAATAAGGCGATTTGTTGAGGTTTTGGCCTCCGAGGGAATCGAAACGTACGAATCCTGCGAAGGCGGTGCAGACCACGCCTATCCTGAGCCGACAATTTGTTTTTACGGTCAGATACAAGAGGGCTTTCGGGCCTTGGCTATAGCTTTAGACAATGACTTACCCGTGAATGAAATAAGGCAGTTTTGGTCTATTGAGGACAAACAGCCCGTTGGCCCTGATTGGGCAATGACATTTTCAAGGAAAGCAGACCAATGAATTACTTACAGCCTTTACATTTACGCTTTCCACCAGTTCCCGACCGTTTATTGCCTTTTTCGATATTATTGCCTTCGGTGCATTTTGAGTCATCGTGGTATACGTCCGTTCTTTCTTTTGTGTGAAATGGTTTTACTTTAGCCATAATTGGCTTCCTTAAAAAAGTTAATATTTAAGAATTATTGTAGAGATTTTTTGTTCTTTGACAAGTTAATACTGGTAGAGATTACAAAGCGGCTTTATCTCGTTCCTTAGCTCGTCTTTCGGCGTCTTCTATCAAAGGCAAATCGCCATATTTGGGCAATGCTCGATTTATCAATCGCTGAAATTCACTCCAATTTGCTGAAGCCCTCATTAAGTTAACAACTGCCCATAAATGTTCTAACAATCGTGGGTGGCCAAAATCGCGGGTAAGCCAACGATGGTGATGGTGTCGGCGAGTGCCTTTGGGTGTTTTGGGGTTAAGCTGTTTAAGCTCGTCAAGAACTCCTGGCGCAAGACGCTCGTAAATCAAATTGTTGGTCAGTTTACCTATCACAGAAGGTCTCTTAACCGAACCTTGTGAATACTGCCAGCCCCGTAACCGGAATAGTTGTTGGTAAAACTCATCAGGAAACGTTTTTACCCATTTGAATAATTCTTTGGCTATAAATTGTTCAAGAATTTGCTCAAGAGCTTCTCTTGCTCGTGCATATTGATAGCCAGTGGCTTCATCGACAAGAGCTATAATACCAACGTGAGCAAGCCCTCTCATAATTATATCACAAGCAACTGCAAACTTTTCTTGAGAGGCTAATAATGCGTCGTCGTCTCTTGCTTTCAAATACACCTCGCAAACTTTGGGTAGTATTTCAGCTTTATAGCCCCACGCAATACCACCTTTGGGCATTTTGAACTTAACGGGCTTTGTCGAATCCTCTAAATCCTTATCTACATAGGGTTTAAGGTTGTTGAGGGCCAAGAAAGGGGCTACTTTTTCGATTGCTGAACCTCGTCCCTTGGCAGGCTTGCCGGAACGTCCAATTGCTTTATAAAAATCATACTGGGTGATTATTCGAGTGCCGTCCTCTAAAACAGCACAAGCAATAGTAATGCCGCCAATTTTGATTTCTCCACTGTAAGGAGCTTCGGTTATTTTTTCTTCCTTGTTAGACATTTTTACATTACTCCTAATGCTTTACGAATTGTTAAACCAAAGACATTTCCGTTGTCTCTGTTATTAAAGCGGTATGAAAATTCGTTTAGATATGCTGGCAAATGTTTAGCACTAACCTTGTGGAATTGACCGACAATGCCACGTTTGAGCAAAGCCCAAAACGATTCGATTGTGTTTGTGTGAATCCAGCCGTCGCAATACATAATATCGTGGTTAACGGATTTGTGCGGCAGCAAATTACGCATTCTTTTGTAATATGCCGCTTGGTCGGTTACTAAAACAGACTTTTCTAAATCTACTGCGTCCCGAACCAAACTGGACAGCCTCTTATATTTAACTTGGCCTTTTCGTACTCTTTTAACCTTAACCTTGCCGTGCCGTTCTATCATTCCGACAACTGGTATTTTGTTTGTGCCACCGCGTCTAAAGTCTTTTCCGGCCATTTTCTCTTTTTGGGTTTTTCGAGGCCGCCGAGGACCGATATAGGTTTCGTCCATTTCTACGATTCCTTGCAACATACCTCTTTGTTCCGGCTCAAACATAGCTTCTCTGATTTTCATAGCGATACGCCAAGCGGTGTTGCGATTGACTTTAAGGTGTCGGGCTAATTGGCGAGCGGAAACGCCTTTTTTGGCGTTAAGGATAAGCGAAACGGCCAACAGCCATTTTTGAAGGGATAAATGGGTTTTGTGAAATATCGTGCCAACAGTAACACTAAAGCTGGTGTTGCACTGGTTGCAATGATAGCGATGTTCTTTTTTTAGTGGAGTTTGGTTAATGGACTTGCAGTATGGACAGCGCGGCTTATCTTGCCAGCGTAGCTTTTCTAAATACTCAAAACAGCTTTTTTGGGTCGGAAAACGTTCAAATATCTCGATAATGTCCATTTTTATACCCTTTTAATCTCTACCAGTAATTATGTAACTATGTATAATATAAGTCAAAAGGAAATAAAGTCAAGAAGAAAATGAAAAAATTTACTACCTTAAAATGGGACATTCCCCAAAAAACGATATGAGCGAACTAAATAAAGGTTAATTTCGCGACAGGATGGGCACGGCCCAGTGAGAAATAGAGCAAATTTTACTCAACAGATTGAACTATAAAGCTATTCAGGCTGGGTCAGTGTCTCTGTTCTTTGACAAGTTAAAGGGTTTATATTATATCGTTAAAAGTTTTGCCAACAGATGGGTGGGCCTTAATAGCATTGATAATCATATTGTGTAGTTTTGCCTCGATTTTATCCAGTGCATCTTGACTTACTCGATTGAATTTCAGCCCTGGACGCAATGATAGGCACTTGGCCAAAATGAATTTCTTAACGTGCGATTCGCATATAAGGTTGTTGTTCATAGGCTTTATCCTTTAAGTATATTTAATCAATATGGCTTCGGCGATACTGTCCTGCATATCTTGTATCCGCCGCATCACTTCGTCACTTGTGTTCATTTTAGTTGCCCTTGCGATGTCCTGATTGTTAATCTCCTGCCGCCGTCTCAATTCTTTCAGGTTGTATTGCATCAGGAACGGAACCCAGTTATTGTTAACCATAACTTTCCCTGCTTTACTTACAACTACTCTTTTTCCTGCTTATAACCGGTCAAGTCGCCCCAATCGCAAACCCTGCAACCTCTTTTTTCCTCGATAAGCCGCCTTGCTTCTGTTTCATTTTTTACCTTTGCGAACTTATTCCTCGGCGACGTTGAGTATATCCGCGGCTTCGAAAGGGGTATAATCCTGCGCACAGAAAGAGTCAATAAGACCCTCTACAGAAGTGCCGAGCGTCGCCACGACAAAACCCGTAGGGCTGAGGACATCAACGCTTCGGTGTTCTCGGCGGGCTGCCCTCGCAGCATTTTTAATCGCTGCCTTTTTGGTGTGAAACTCCATAAGTCCATCTTTGGGAGTATCATAGCCGTAAAGTCCTGTGCCGCTTTTTCCACTGTGTTTGTGCTTGTATCTCATCTTTTATCCTTTCTAAAAAGTTTTAATAATGTTTCAAACAAAGCCCTGTGCCGGAGTCGAACCGGCGAACCGTTCAGGGCCGGTATTTATAATGATTTTAGCCACTCTAATTCTTCAGCGAGTCGCGACAGATTGACGTCGCTTGAGCCATAATCGTGGCAGTCCGTATTGATGTTGGCTAAGTATGCCGTTAGATTCCGCCAGCGATTTCGAGTCGGTGATTTATAATCGAGAGTCATTACCTTTTTGTGCAAATCTTTGCGCAAGGTGTTTATCCGCAGCAACATGGTATCGACCTTGTTTAGTGTAGTTTCCATTTTTTAATCCTTTCAGTACCTTGTTAAATATCCCCGCCGGCGTGCCGGAACTGCTAAGTAAACCGGCAGCACCAGCGGGATTAAAGTTTTGTGAATTTGTTAGCAGTTTTTAACTTTTCAATTCTTGACTATATATAGTATCGGCTGTTTTTGGTGAAAATACAAGAAAAATCTTTTGATTTTGTGAAAATAATTTGACTTGGCAGAAATATATGGTATAATTGTATATATGTTAGGTAGTTACGTCAAATAGATTTTTTGAAAAGGTACTAAAATGTGGGATTATTCTGTTGAGTACTTTGAAAAACTCAAGCAAACTGGAACTATTCGAAGAAAACTGTTTGCAGGTATTGCAAAATGACAAAACCGCAAAATCAGCCTAAAAACAACATATCAAAGGGGTGCCAAGCACACTCCAAAACCAACCTGAGCGATTCTGGAGCGAAAAAATCACCGAAGAGCACAAACTAACCGGGAAACAAGAGTTATTTGTAGCTGAGTATGTAACTAATGGCTTTAATGGCGTTAGGGCTGCAAGAGCCGCAGGTTATGGACAAAAAAAGGGGAAAAAACCCTCAGAAAACTACCTAAACCAAATAGCTCGAAGCACTCTACATAATAGTACAGTTAAGGCCAAAATTGACGCAATAAAGGCACAAAGGGTGGAAAACATCGGCTATACCCGTGAAAAAGCCCTTGCAGAATACGATGAAATACGCCTCTTGGGTCTTAAAAAGCCACAATCCGCAGGCCATTTATCGGTAGCTGCCACGACGGTTAAGGGTAAGGCCCGTTTATACGGATTAGACCTCGACCACAGCGAGACGGATGTATATGTTGGTAGACGGCCCGAAGAGGTGCGTAAAGAGGCTGTAGAGGCATCTAAGGCACGAATTAGGGCTATTCAGAGCGGGGTGCGAGAAGGAGACGGATGAGTACGAACCAACCGAATCAGACAGGCTGGGGGAGGGCCTTGACGGGTAAGGTATGTTGTAATTCTATACCCTCAACTTTAACTTTTTGGCAAATTAGCTCATTCTGTCATAACTATATACAGGACAAGGACTTACGCAATAATTTATGATAATGCCTTATGAGAGTGATTTACAGCCTGTAATTACTCGTGAGATATTTGATTTGATATTGAAGGACAGGTCGTGGCAGGTTGATGAGATAGCGCGGTGTATGGAGGAGCCGTGGTATATGATAGTTAATTACTGTTATACGATTAGGAAGGACTCTACGGGCAGTTATGTGGAGCGGGTTCCTCCTAAGGAATATCTTAGGATGATAGCTCAGGACTGGTTTGAGAATTCCAAGTATGCTTTGAGTAAGAGCAGGCAGTTAATGGCGACTTGGTTAATGATTGTTCTTCATTTAAGGGAGTGTATGTTTAGGGAGAACTTTACGGTATTTTGTCAGACGAAGAAGGAGGAGGATGCCGATGCCGAGATGATACAGCGTGCGGCGTTTGTTTGGAGGGAGTTGCCTATCTGGTTAAGGCGGTTTAATATGGGTCGGTATAGTTATACGGAGTTTGAGTTTAACAAGACAAAGTGTTTTATGAAGGGTATTCCTTCTGGGGCTGACCAGATACGTTCACATAATCCGAATTGTTTATTGAGTGATGAGATAGCTTTTCAGAACGAGGCTGAGGAGAGTTATACGTCGGCTTTGGCGTGTTGCCAGAGGATTACTTTAGTTACGAGTGCGAATCCGGGCTGGGCCGATGATTTTTATCATGACCGTATGAATTAAAATATGACAGAAGTTTCTAAAACTTGGTGTCCTTCTCATCAGGGCAATATGTTAAAGACGGGTTTCTTTCACCGTTGGGTGGGTTATTATGACGACCCTGCAAAAGATTCCGATTGGGTGGCTAAGGAATCTCTACAGTACGGTGGGGTTAATTCTGCCAAGTGGCGCAGGGAGATGGAGGGCGATTGGAACATCTATGGCGGTCAGCGTGTTTGGCCGATGCTATCTCGGACTTATCACAATCTTACTGTTATTTTGGATGAGAACTGGGCCATTTACAGAATTATAGACCACGGCATACGTCATCCTACGTGTTGTTTGTGGTGTGCTATAAATCACAACGGAGATAGACACTTTTATAAGGAATACTATGCTACTGACAAGAGTGTGGCTATAAACTGCCGCCAGATACTATCTATGACGCCGGAGAAGGAACGGGTGATTAAGAACGTCATTGACCCTTCTACGAGAAAGCGTGTGAATTATTTAACCTCTGCTGCCGCTGCCGATAAGAAGGGATTATGTAGGTTAGTTGATTTGTACGAGGAGAACGGTTTGCCTTGTGATTTGGCGGATAATTCCGCCGCGGGATATGATAAGGTTACTGATGGATTGCTTTCACAACTTGCGAGATACGCTTTAAGAACTGGTGATATGCCTCAATATCTATTCGAGATGAAGGTCAATCAGGAACAACTATTGATGCTCGCTGCGAAACCCGCTATATCTTTTGACTTGAGAAATGTTAGTCGCGCTTTTAATGAGACCGAGAATCTTCGCTGGCAGGAACTTAGTGGAGATATGAGCCAGAGAAGTGAACCTGAAAAAACGGTCGATGTCGCTGATGAGGGGCCGGATTGTGTAAGATATGCGATTCAAAGCGAGTTGTGTTGGCGTAGACCTTATATTAAATTCGAACACGGTTCTTATCGTGACGAGTTAATTAAGAGACGGATACGAACTGGTAATAAAGCATATAGAAAGTGGGCGTAATGGCAGAGATTGAACCTATTGATGAATTAAATCTTCCTGGAATAACCCCTGACCAGAAGAAGGTCTATGAGTTATGGCAGAGTAATATAAAACGCGCCAAGAAAGCGCAACCTGCTGCTTATTGGGAACGGGCAAGAAATAGGTATAAAGCTGAATGTGAAGACCCAGCCTCTGACGATATTCGTCCCTTCGTAAATGACCTTCGTAAACAACACGAATCTTCGATGGCCTTTCTTGACCAGCAGGAACCGAGTTTCAAGGTTTCGCCTGCCGATGGTTGGACTGGCGACCCTATGTTTACCAAGATGGCTGAATGTGATGCTGCGTACTTAAAGTACGTCTGGCGAGAGCAAAAATGCCAGAAGGCCGAGAGCAGGAAACTTAATAGTGCGGTACTGGTTAATAATGGTGATACGTTAATTCGTTTCGATGTCAAGAAATGGATGCCTACATTAGAATTTGTTCAACCTGATAATATCTTAATAGACCCTGACTGTAACGGGATTATAGAAAAGGCTGGATGGGTAGGGTATTTCGAGGACATTCCCCCGGAGGAGTTTAGAAGTTGGCATAAAGATATGCCGGAGATTCAATACAAAGAAATTCTAAAAAAGGCCGGTTCGGTACTTGAGAAAAAAGACCAACCCGATGATGCTGAAACTGCCAATTCTTTCAAGGCGGTACGGATTTATCATATATTCGCTAAAGATTCTTACGCGGTTCGCAAAGAAAAAGAAGGCGGTGATGATGAAGTCCTAAATAAGTTACTTGCGGAACAACTCCAGTTGGATACTCCTCGTAAATATCTTCAATTCGTAGACGGTTGGCAGGCCGCGGTAATCGACCAACCTCAATGGCAGTTCGATTTAGACCACGATGAATTTCCGATAACACACCTACAGTTCAATCAGGATAATGATTCTATATATGGGTTTACTGATTATCAACAGATGTCACGTCTTGAGGAAGAAAAAGACGAAGTAATTAAAAATATAGGCGTGGCTTGTTTTTGGGCTTCTATTCAGAAGTTTATAGGCAAAGATACTGAAATGATTAGTCCTGAAAATCTCAACGACTGGCTCAATAAGGCCGAAACCGCATATCTTGGCGGCATGGTTGACTCGGAGGGTAAGCCTAAACTTTTATCGGTTCAACGAGGTCAAATAGACTTGGCTATGATGGAAGGTTATAAACTTCTTCACGACCAATCCAAAGAAGCGTCCTCAATGAACGAACTTATGGCCAATGCTGATATTCAGGCCATGAAGGACGTTACCGCCATAGGTATTAGAACCGCCGATTCAAATATGCACCAACGAGTCAATAGGCGATTAGGCGGCCCGTGGGGATACGAACAAAGTATTACTGAAGACGCGATTAAGATGTTAGAGGTAGCACACCAGTTCGTACCGAAACTTTCCAGCGTATCGAGGGGCATGAAGGACTTCCCTTTAACTGACCAAATGACAGGTGCGCCGCAGATTGACCCTTTGACTAATATGCCGATGACGGAACAAAAGGAAGATATTCAAGACCTGCCGTGGCCGGAAGCTATGCAGGCGATTTCAGAAGGCGGTACATTACTCAAACTCGGCGTCGATGCAATAGTCGGTCAGGAACTTGCACAGTTCTGGTCATTTGAAGTCCCTCCCCAGCAGTGGAGATTAAGTACAAAAGTCGCAGTAGAACCCGGAACTACTCGGTCTATAACTAAAGAGCAGCAGACCGCGGTGATGAAACAGTTATATGTTGAGGTGTTTCAGCCGTTCTATGAAGCCACTGGCAGATTGGATTTATGCAGGGAGTTTTTGGAGATGATAGGTCGTCTTTCAGGTCTTCCTGGCGTTGACCTACTCCTGCCTAAAGGTGAGGAATTAAAAGGCCAATTATTAGAACTCCAACAGGTTAAACAACAATTTCAGGAATTTCAACAACAGGTTGCTGTAGAAAAAATGCAGCAGGCGGGCAAGGATGTCCAGACCCAGATAACCGTTGCCCAAGCAAAGGCAGATTCTAAGGAAAATAAAAGTACGGGAGAATCTTCGTAATGGAGTGCAGGAAAAATTTAGTAAATGGTTATTGTGACAAGGTCTGTAAACGAGTACCAGAAGTATTCTGTGAACTCGCTTGTCAGGGTAATTGGAAAGAGTATCGCAGGAAACGTATCGACCCCGTGATAAATAAAGTTGAATTAACTTCGGAACAAAAATCTAACCCTGATTTAGTTAGCGTGATAATTTGTTGTGATGTTGACGATGCTAAGTATCTCAAGAAAACGGTAGAAAGTATTAAGGATAATGCTGTTGGCAAAATAGAAGTAATTGTTATGTGTGATGATTGGCACAGAAACGACCCTCCTAAATATGATTATACGTTACGAACAGGAATAGAATGGGAAAATGAAGTAAATAGATTCTGTATGCTTAACCGAGATTGGGTAATTCAACGTGTTGCGACTGATAAAAAAGGTTTGCGCAATTCCTTGAATTTTGCTGTCAAGAATTTGGCTAAAGGTAAATACATCGCCAAACTCGATGCTCATTGCGCAATGACTCCAGAATGGGACGTTAGAATAAAAGCATCGTGCGTTGGTGATGTGGTGGCGGCCCCCTGCATAGACCGACTTGACGAATTAACGTGGCAGGGCAATGACGCGGATATGTCATTCGCTACTATAAACGGTAATATGCGTATGGACTATATTCATCCGTATTCCAATATAGACGCGATGCCTTTGGAGTGTGAGGCAATTTGTATCACTGGATGTTGTTTTATGATGGAGAGGGATTATTATCTTCGTCTCGGCGGTTGTGATGAGTCTTTGGGCGTGTGGGGTGCGTTAAGTACCGAATGGTCACTAAAGACGTGGCTCACTGGAGGGAAGATTTTACTACGAACTGATGTGGTTTGTTCGCATTTATTCCGAGAAAAGACGCCATTTACAATAGATAAGTTCAAATTAGAGAACGCTTTTCGTAGATTGTGTGAACAATGGGTTATGAAGATAAATAATCCCTTAAAACAAACCAGAGATGCTTCGTGGTTAGTGACTCATTTCTCATATATCAACGGATATGATATTCCTATGTTCGGATTAGGCGGCGGCGGTCAGACTATAAGGCCGAAGGATTGGGAGTTCTTAAAAGCCTTTATTAAAAACAACGACATTAAAAACGTTCTTGAATTTGGCGCGGGAAAATCAACCTTGATGTTCGACCAGTTGGGATTAAAAGTAACTTCAGTCGAAACTATCCCACATATAAGAGATACAGTAAAGAGTCTTTTATCCGGCAATTCGGAAGTTGTATTGTCTGATTTCTTTACTGGTTGGGAACAGAATGATTTGATATTTATAGACGGCCCCGCCGGTGGAGAAAATAGAGAAGATAACTATAAAATTGTTTCTGAATCTAATACAAGATTCATCGCCTGTCACGATGCCCACCGTGAATGGGAAACTAAGTGGATTGAAAAGTATTTTGGCGGCTATAAAGAAATCGCCTGTATGGACGACCGAAGAATAAGGATATTTGAAAATGCCTCTGTACGAGTTTAAGTGTAAAGGCTGCGGTGATATTACCGAAGAGTACAAGAATATGTCTTCTAAATGCAGATATATTAAATGTAAGTCCTGCGGTGGTTCTATGGTAAAAATAATATCACGACCGAATCTTATTACCGATACTAACTTTGGGTATACTGGCAAGTTCGACAGCCGTCTTGGGGGTGGAAAGATAGAAGGAAGACAGGATTTCTGGAACAGAGTAAAGGCAAAAGGCTTACAGGAAATTGATATTAAGTCTTTAGAGAATCCGTCTACGATGGAGGAACGACTTAAAAAGTGTCCGTCGATAATATAGACAAAACATTGCTATTGAATCAACTTGGTGATAAGGTAGCAGAATTGATTAAGGAAGTTTATCCGAATCTGTATGGTTCGGTGAAGTTTAATTTCAAGAAAGGTTCTTTTTGTAATCTGGAAATAATTGAACACATAGAAAAGAAATAGTTTTTTAAGGTAGTCTGAACAACAGAACCCTTGTTTCAGTCCCGACAGTCGGGATTGGCAGGGGTTTTTTATTTTGAGCCAAGCAACCCTCGAAAGAGGAGTAATGGCAGATAGGGAACATTATTATGGCAGACGGACAAGTAACCGAACAGATAGTAGGTACAGAAACCGCAGTAGAACCCAAAGAAACAATAGAAACAATGGGCGATGCTTTCGAGACAGAAGAACAAAATTTAGAAGTAGAAACTGGTCAAAAGGAAGTAGTAGAACAACCAACTGTTACGCAGGAACCGAGCGTTGATTGGTCTAAATATGGTTTGTCAAATCTTTCAGGAAAATCACCGGAGGAGATAGCGAATTTTCTGAAATATCAAAACCGTATCTATGGCAAACAACAGAATGAAATCGGTGAAATGCGCAAAAAGTTGGCGGAATTTGAGTCTAAATCGCAAATGACAAGTCCTCAATCCACGGAAGTCAAAGCGCAAATGGCTGATATGGATGAACTGGAACTTGCTTATTTTGCCGAGGCGTTCAATAAAAATCCACGTTCTGCGTTAAATAAATTACTAAAGGATTCTATTCTTCCAGAACTTATGCCTGAAATTTTCAAGCAGGTTAAGGAGAAATACGACCCGGTAATAAAAGAGACTTCCGAGAGTTTGGCTGTGAAGAATGAGTTTGTGAGCTTTACGAGAGAACACCCTGATTACAGACAGTATGAAGACGTAATGAAAGAACTTATGACCGATGCTTACCTCGGTGATAAGTTTGAATTTAACGAAGTTTATAAACTTGCGGTAATGGCGGACAAGGAACAATCCTTGTTCAACGAAACCTGCAAGTTGATGAAACGCGGCTTGCTGTTTGATGAAGCTAAGGATTACGCATCTCTAAGAAAAAACGCAATACCATCTGCACAGGCCAAAATAGACCAGATTAAAAAAGATGTTACGCAAGCCGCAATGGGCGGCAAGCGCACGACAACAAAACAGGCGGCATCCGAGTCTAAATCAATGACTATGGACGATGCCTTTGGTTCTGATTAGGAGATTATATTATGGGTTTAAGTGCAGCAGCAACAGCACAGGGAATGGCTACTCGACACAGGAAGTCAATCGAAGCCGTTGTGGCGCAATTAGTGGAAGTAAATGCCCTACTTGCGAAAATGATTAAAGGAAACAAAATTAAATGGAATGGATACGGTACTTACGCAGAGTGGTACGTCCGCAAACTCGAAGAAGAAGCATCGTGGCAAACCGGACAACTCGGAACACGAACCTTTGAGGAAAAGGATTGTATAGCAAAGTGCGAAGTTCCGTACTGTTTCACATCCAAGACATACGGTGTATCGGAAAAATCTATCAAGACTAACCGAGCAGCCGGTAGTGAGAAGATTTACGACATTCAGAAAGAAAACGCTATGGTCGCCCAGTCCGCTATATACCGTGCGATTAAAAACGCGTTGTTCTCTAATGGCGCAAGCGCTCTTTCTCCAGTGGGCCTTGCGGCTATCATAGGCGATGCCTACGAGTCAACAGCTTCTACTACCATAACTGCCCTCAAGTCCTATGCAGGAATAACACTTACTACTGCTGGTGTTTCTGCTTATAACGCCTCGTATGCGACTATGGGTTTTGATAATAAGTATTGGTATCCCCACGTTATTAGTACTGGAGAGTGTCCCAATAAAGACGCTTCTACTCCTGCGTGGTCAACAGACGCTATCTACGATTTGGAATGGCTTGCTAATAATATGATGCGTTCAGTTGATGTATCGGGTACGGGCAAGGTAATCAAACCGGATATGGCCTTCGTAGGTACAGACCCGTGGAACGCATTGATTAAGTTGCTCACCAAGAGCCAGTTGACTTACAACATTCCACTTGGAACTGCGGCAAAAGAACTTGCTAACTTCCCGTCAGTAAACGTCTCCGGCCTTGATGTTTTTTGTGACGAAAGCACGCCCGATGACGTCGGTGCTAAAGAGCGCGCGTTTGTGTTTGATTCCAAAGCCTTCTATATCGACACTCTTAATACTAAGAGTGAAGGTCTTATTGAAGGTGAGTGGAAGGGAAATACCGACCCTGAAATTATCGGTGGATACGGTGTTTACAAGAGCAATATGGCTATTGTTTGCGAAACGCCTCACGCAGTTGGTGCGATTCTCGGCTGCAATGACTAACTAAAAATTCTAATATAGGAGATTTGTTTTATGGCAAATAGTAAATTTCAACCGAATTGCGGTATACCCATCGACTTCGAGGGGTTTCTTGGCGCACGTTGGCCGAAAGATGTGTTTTATTTCTCCGATGACTTTATCGGAAATAATTCAACGGCAAGTGCTGAACTTGGTACTTGGCTTTCAACTTTAGTGGCTCAGGCCGCTACAGGAGTGTCTGTTGTAGACGGAACTTCTGGCTCGCAGGATGAGACCGGCGGTATCTTGGCGATAACCACCGAGGCGACTGCTGGCGACGGTGAGAACCTTCAGGTCAATGGTGCTGCGTTTCAAATAAAAGCCGGTTATCCGCTTTATTTCGAGACAAGGATTAACCTAAAAGACGTATCAAATTCTAAGGCGTTTATCGGGCTGTGTATCCCTGATACGGCGATTCTCGCAAGTGCCGTTGACGACATAGGTTTCCGTATAGCGTCCGATATATGGTACTTCCTGACCGAACACGCATCTACTGAAAAGACTACCGATATTGGTATCACCGAAGCTGACGATGACTGGATTAGACTTGCTTTCTTTTATGATGGTGCTGATACGGTAATAGCCAGTGTTGATGCCAATGACAAAGGTGAGTTCACCGAGATTTGCAGTCGTAAATTGAGTGTTGCTACGGATTACGTCCCCGACCTGATTATGATGACTCCGAGTATCGAGTTTACTTCTGACGCTACTGCTTCAGCAGAAATAATGTGGGTTGATTATGTATTCTGTATCCAACAGAGATACCACGAGTAATAACATTTTTATCCTTTCGCCGGAGGCAGATATTTCTCTGCCTCTGGTGAGTGGGTTTTTATAAGGAGATTTTTATGAAAAAGAAGATTTTGGGCATATTGCTTTGCCTTTGCCTTTGCCTTTGCTTCGTAAGTATTTGTTTTGCTGGAGATATTACCGAACTGGTACTAAGAGGTGCTGGCGGTAAGTATTTCGCAGGCGTAAATAAAGATGGACAACTTCAAGTAGATGCTTCGATTCAATCAGCATTAGCTTATGCTTCGACCAAAGGCGATGCTTATAGTTGGACTACCGGCACGGCTAATATAGATGCTACCGATTGCGCGCTGTGTGTCATAAACCGTTCGCGGACACGGTATTTGGTTATTTCAAAAATGTATGTTTACACCGATGTTCCAACTGCTATTCCGGTATATTCTCCTGCTGCTGCAACGTGGGCAGGTACGGCTATAACAGGAGTGAACTTGAATAGAACATCTACGCTTACTGCCGACGCCCTTGCTTATCGTGACGAAACTGGCAACACGCAGGCCAATCTTGTAGTTAATCTCCAAACCAACGAAACGACTACTGACGAGTTCGGTATTGACTACGATTTTCAGGATTCTGTGATATTGGGTTACAATCAGGCCATCGCAGTTGACTTGACCGAAGAGAGTGCCGCCTTCAACGTAACGATTATCGGATATTATGTGGACATTGAGTAATAGGAGAGAATAATTATGAAAAAGTTAGTATTATTCAGTTTGGTTCTCCTGATAGTGTCTATATCTTTTGCCGCATCGACTACGACAGAAGCGGTTATAAAAGACGGTCAGGGAACTACCGAAACAATAACGATTAACAAAGATGGTCGATTACTAATAAATGCCGTGAGCAAAACTAAACTTAATGAAGCATCATTAAAAGGTGATTCGTATAGCTGGACGGCTGTTAGTGAGGATTTGGCCGCTGCTGGTACGGCTTTGTGCGTAGCCAATCAATCAAAGACAAGGAAACTTGTTATTGACAGTGTTTATGTGTGGTCTGATGTGCCTACACAGGTTCAGGTTCACGCTACTGCAAATTACACTTGGGCCGGAACGGAAGTAACCGGTGTCAACCTAAATAGAACATCAGCAAATACTGCCAATGCCATTGCGTATACTAACGAATCTGGCAATACACAGGGCAGTATTATTATAACCAAAACTACTAACGAACTTGCAACTGACCAATTTTCTATTAAGTGCAATTTGGATGGTGCGATTATCCTTGACTATAATCAAGCGATAGCGGTTGATTTGGTTGCTGATAGTGCGGTCTTTAAGTGTACCATTGTTGGGCATTACATTGACTAAAGGACATATTCTCCGCCTATGTGTAAAAGCATAGGCGGGGATATTCCCTCTATATGAAAAAACTTATCCTATTATTGTTTTTGATTACCTTCCTTGTTAGCGGAGTGTGGGGTGACAGGGTCAAAATAAGAAAGCTTCCTGATTACGTTGTTACAGGCAGCTTAACGCCCGATGCGACCGGTAATTATTATTATACAGGAATTGTAAATGGCAAACCGTATTATCGCAGAGGTATTGATTCGTGGTTCATTTGGCGAAGCGAGGTAAATAATACCTGGTGGATTACAACTACCTTGGCTTCAATAAGCGGGTATCGCTGGACTCGTGTCAATACAGAGATTGTCGGAAGTTATGTTGCAGAAGGTGGTGCAACAGGGACGGCTACCGTTACTGCGTATGGTGATTAATATGAAAAAATTGATTGCGAAAACTCCGGCGGTGCAGATTAAACTGCACAGGAGAGCGGAATTTGAGTTGTTAGATGATGACGAAAGGGTGAAAAAATGAAAAAAATTATCATAGTTTCGATGTTAATTTTGGGTTTGTTTTGCAGCGGCCTCGTGCTGCAAACAGCGAGTGAGTTTTTCTTCCCCGGCTTGGTTGCGGCATCTAACGCGCCTTCATATGTAAGGCTAATCGCACCTTATTGCTGCGACGGCGTTAGAGACGATGCCGAGATTCAGCAGGCTATAAGCGATGCCAACGAAGGCGACTACTACGTCAAACTTTCTACGGGTACGTTCAATATACGAAGCTCCATAAAACCTTTGAGTAATACATCTATGTTGTCAGAAACGCACAAGACCATAATCAAGAAGCCAGCATCAAAAAGGTCGTTATTGACCGTTGATGCTGTCGCGGCAGAAGACCACATACATATTACTGATTCCAATGGATTTTTGGCCGGTGATGAAGTATTTATCAGGGCGGATAACAAAACAGGTTGGAGCACGGAGTATCATACTATAACTTCTGTTGCAGGGAATATCGTGTATGTGACACCTGTCATAGATGACACATACGCCACTGCTCAAGCAGCCGTTTTGTCTAACGAGTTTCCTGCTATACGGATTGGTAAATATACCGGCACAGATTCTTGCAACAGGGACAATGTTCAAATAAAAAATATTACCCTCGATGGCAACGCAGCCAATCGGGCGGATGATGTTATAGGCGAAAGCAGAAATGCTTTAGTCTGGATTTCCGGTAAAACCGCAGGAAGCACGACAAACGTTACAATCTCTAATATGCGGCTGATTAACGCCACAAGTGCTTCCTTTGTGACGGTTAACGGCAAACATATTTTTGTAAAAGACTGCATAAGTCAAAATTCCGGCACTGCTCAGCGAGGGTTTGAAGTGGCCCATTCGTCAAGTGATGTATCATTGACGAATTGCCACGAAAGCGGCAGTGTGTATGGTATGTATTTCTGCGAAGGTACGGCAGACGTAATTGTATCTGCGTGTTCGTTTGTCGACAATACTTCTTACGCCGTTTGTGTACAAACAGATGATAATTTTCTTTTTAATGGCTGTGTATTTGCCAACGCAGGGCTGGCGTTGGTTTTCAGTAACAACACTCTATCAAGAGGTATATTTAGTGGCTGCGATTTTAGAGGCACGGCAGCAGGGGCACGAACGATAACTATAGGCAGCACAAGCAGGTATATATTTACCGGCTGCAATATCGTCAAGGGGGCAGCCCAGGCAAATTACAGCACTGTCTACTTGAACTCGCCAAACAACATAATAACAGGCAACTACATCGGCCATGAATATGTATCCGGCACGGGTGCTGGTGTTGAATTGACTGCGAACGCCGCAAATTGCGTAGTTACCGGCAATCTTATAGACGATGATGGTGGAACTGCTATAAGTGATTCCGGTTCAAATAACCTGACTGTCACTGCCACCGACGGCGATGCGCTCAACACTGTAAAGTAAGAGGTTGAAAATGAAAAAACTATTTATACTATTTTTGTTTTTGTTGATGTTTCTGCCCCTCTTTGCAGTAAACGAAATCGAAATAGGGTACGAATCCGGCCATACACTTTATACGACTGTAAGAAGGTCGTCTGATACATACATCTGGAACGTGGCGGTTGGTGGATGGCGGCCTGCTATGGACGCGAATGTTACCGACTATGATATAGCCTGTTCCGATGCCAATATGGATAGTTACTTTTGTGATTTTCCGGTAGGCATTACCAATGCGGGTGTTTATACGGTCAGGGGATATTTGCAGAATGGAGCTTCGCCAGCTACAAGCGATATTCTAATAGCTGGACCCTCAGAAATTGTATGGTCCGGGACTGTCGAGATAACTAATTACACAATGTGGGCCGAGGCCAACAGTACCGATTCAAATATGACCAATATCTACAACATCGTTAAATCCGGTGGCACGGGCGACCCGAATAAAATATGGGATATTGTAAAAGATGCCAATGGAAATATAACCCTTACTCAAGCCGATGTTGCTGCGGTTCACGTCCACGCAGGCACAATCGAATCTTACACAGACCCGAATAATTTCTTAACAGGGCAGGAAACCGCCGACATTTTCGTAACGACATGGGACGATAATTCAGTAATGGGAGCGGTGATAGTAGCAGATACTAATGAGTTACAACAGGAATGGGCCAATGGGGGCAGACTTGATTTAATTCTTGATTCCATCGCCAGCGATTCAAACGATATGCAGGAAGATTATTTAACTCTTTATAATAGAATATATGATATGTGGCTTGGTCAGGGCACTGGAGGTAACTGATGGCTAACGAATTATCAGTTTCATATTTACTAAATAAAACTATCTATGCAATAGTACGAAGGCAGTCTAATGCCTATATATGGGATGTGGGTGATTCCGCACTTGAAGCAATAGGAACGTGGAACGCTGCACGAATAGACGAATGTGATATACCACTAACTGATAACGGCGGAGGTCTTTATTCGGAAGATTTTCCCGTTTTATGCACTACGGCGGCAACTTATCTTGTTATCTATTTTGAACAGTTAGGTGCATCTCCGGCGACTACCGATAAAATCGTAGGTCGGAGTACGATTGTCTGGAATGGACAAACTGTAAGTACGACTCCGAGTGCCGGAAGTGGAAAGACTTTAGCGGAACTCAAAACAATCTGCCAATATAACGGTTGGAGTGATGGTACGACTGCGGGAACGGCAGAATTGGCTAACTTTATAAACTTTACAATTAGTATGTTGTCTCAACTTGCACCGTGGCCGGAGTATAATCACGTTGACGGAACGGTGACTTTTTCTGCTTCCGATGACCAACAGACCCTTACTGATACTGGAATTATAAGAATAGGTACAGTAATTCGTACTGACAGGGCATCACCCTTAGAGGAATGGTCTTTAGATGAACATCTTTCAGCCTCTAAATATCACGCCGGAACTGGTCCTCCAAACAATTATGCTTTAAGGCGAGGTACGGCCTCTGGTTTGATTGCGGTTGATATGTATGTCTATCCTAAGCCTTCAGCTTCGACTACGTTGTATTATACTTATCAGTCTGAACCTGCGTGGCTAACGAATAATACCGACGAAACAGACTGGCCTAATAATAGATTATGGCTTTTAATTGACGCACTCAAGACGAGACTGGCATCGGCAGATAGAGATTCTGGCGGGGCGGCAATGTATTCAAATGACTTTATGGCAAAAGTAGGTCGTGCCTTTAACGCGGCAAGGCCGAGTTATATGCCGGTAGTGGCAAAACCTTTAGAATGTATAAGACCCGGTAAATGGAAACTTAGAGATATAGAAAAGGAGATAATATCGTGAAAAAGTATGTTTTTGTAATTGTGAGTTTATTCTTAGTTGCTGTTTGCGTAGCTGCGGTAACAACGAGTATGGGCATAAATCTAACCATAAGCGGACTTGGAAATAACACCATAAGCTACAGTAAGAGTTTTAGTGCTACTGAACCTGACGCCGTAACACAACAGTATCGCGTTCTTGACACCAATGGAACAAGCGAGGTGGTGGCGTTGGGTGACGTTAACGCTATTACTGGTATGGTACTGGCTTGTATAGATGACAGTGACCCTAACACCAATGGTGGACTGGCGGTGGATTGTAACTACGTTTCGTCTTTTACCGAAGATTTTAGAATTTTAGAAGGTGAGGCCGCCTATTTCAAACCTTCTGGAATAGTAAGGGTTGTTGGCCCAAATTCCACAGAAAGCCCGATTTATGAATATGTCGTGTTCGGAACAAGGTAACAATGCCTGTCATCAATCAAAAAATAGATTCTTTTCTCGGATTGAATAATTTACTCAATCCTTCGTCTGCTGAATACAGAGAAGGAATGGCATATAGGAGTCTATGCGCCAGAATAGACGAAAAGGGTTTATGGTCTGCACAGCAATTTATGTCCGGCGTGGCAAATGCTCCGTCTGTAATCGCATCGCCTACGGGCGGTGGCAATTACCTTAAAAGTCTTAACGTAAACGGCGTAGAGAAAATCGTAAATATGCTTGTCAGTGTAAGTTGTGATGTAGGCCCGAACAAACACATCTATTCAACAAACGGAAGTTATCTTAAAAACGTGGCAGGCAATGTAGTAGCAATGACAAGGCCTTCCGTTCCTACGGCGGTAACTGACACGACTGCGGCATCTCGGGCGCAGGATGGTACATATTATTATATGTGTACCTATTACGATACGGTCTATTTAAGAGAGAGTTTGCCTTCTCCGGTAGACTCGGCTGACTTAGATACCACTGGAGCGCAGACTAACATTAAGATTACTCCTGCTGGAACTATTCCTGCAAATTGCAAAGTGCGTATTTATCGTTCCAAAAGAACAAGTTCTAATGATAACGAATACAATGCTACGAATATATTCTATTTCCTTACTGAACAGGCTTCAAATGAGGTTTATTATGATTATCTTCACGATACCGAAATAGAAAACTCCGAATATGAAGGCCGCGGAACAGACCCAGTTACGGCACTTGGCGGGGTTCCTGATTATCTGATTAGTTTTAATAACCGGATGTTATATTTCAGAGGAAATGTCCTCGGCTGGTCGAGTGCCGGTAGGCCGGAAGAAGTTGCTAAAAATTATACTATATCTTTCAACAGTAAGTCTATCGAGTGCAAACCTAAATTAAGCATAGGTCTTTACGCAGAAGCCAAATATGAAATATCAGAATTAAGGGGACATAAAGTTCTGGCTGCTTTCCCGTTGGGTGGGAAGTTGTGGATTTGGACTGAAACTATGATGGGCTGTCTCGAACCTACTAATAGATACGAGGGTTATAAATTTTATCTCGCTTACGAAGGAGTAGGAGTAACGAGTGATAAGGTATTATCTTTGTCACCTTATGGATTATTCGGGGCGGATTATCAGGGCGTATGGCTCTTTACTGGTACTGGTAGACCTAAACGATTAACTGATAAAAGAATAAATCTATTATCGGGTCAGGATACTACTTTTTCAACCACAGATTTTGCAAATAGTTTTGGTTGTTACGTTCCTGCTCTTAATGAATTTTGGTGGGGTGTATCGGGCAAAGTATTGGCATATCAAGCTGATAGGGATATTTTTGTAGGCCCGTATAACTATTCGATAGATAGCGGTTGTATGATACCTTCTGGTACTATAGGAACTATGAGGGCGCATAATTACTTTACTGGAGGTTTAGCACCTAATCCCACATTAAAGACTTCGGTACAGCAAATTCTTGAATTCTGGCTTGGTCAGGCTACATTAACGACTATAAAAGACCAAGTTATAGTAGAGGTTTTACATTCACAGACTCCGGGCGCAGCGGTACTATTAGATTTATACCAAAATAGCATTACGTCAACAACTGGTGCGACTTCTCCTATTCAGATAAGTTATGTCTCGGTTTGTGGTAAGGTACTCGGAAAGTCAAGTGGAAGATTTTTTATGGTGAAAGTGACCTTGCCGACTGCGGGCGCGCCGATAGCTGCGATAAACTATAAATATAATCCGGCAGGAGATACTTTAGGATGAGTAACTGGACAGAGGTTATAGAATCAGCAAGTGACGAAGAACGTCAAAAGGCTTTTCAGGATGGTGTTGGCGGATATGGCGGCAATGAACAGGACGACGAAGTAATCAGACCTATTGTTATGCCAAGCAGTGAATCGTGATAATATCTAAAAATGTAAATCTTGCTCACGGGTTAATTAACGCTATCGACCCTTCTTCGCCTTCTTACCCAGAGGGGGCTGCTTACGTTAGCACCAACAGCCGGATAGATGAGAATGGAACGTGGAACAAAGGGCCTTCTCTAACCTATACTAAAATATCAGGTGATGATGAGAGAAGTGCCAGTGGAAATATCGTATTAGGTTCAAATAACAAAGTTTTTGTTTGTTCGGGCGGATTAGTCACAGGAGGAAAAGGTGGTTTGGTTTCTCCGCCGTCTATTTCGGTATCAAAATCTGGTTCCCTCATTGGTGCGCGTCAGGAAAGTGGTATCTATTTTTATATGGGTATAAACGATGATGCTACTTACAATCTTGAATCTTTACCGTCTGCGGTAGTGGAACATTGGATAGGTAAGCAATATGATACTACCGATGTGAGAGTTGCGGATGTTCCTGTTCTTTCTGGCGCTGTTAATACAAAATGGTATCGTTCTACAGTAATAAAAGCCAAGAAGGGCGATACTGTCCAACTTGGTAATTTATTTGAACTTAATTTTTACTATCTTGGCAAGGGTGCGACTTGGAACGATTATGCTAATGATAACGAAATAGCTAAACCAGAAAACCTTTACCGTGGCAGGGGTTCTTTCAGGCCAACTACAGGAATTGACGCTATCGGTTCTATAAATAACCGAATGTTTTACTTTGTTGATAATATCGCTTATTTTTCGAGTTCCGGTAGGCCAGAGGAGGTTCCGCAGGAATATACCCTTACCATAAATCACACTTATAGCAGTGGTATATGGACTACCGGAACATTCAAGGAACAATTAACTATCGGTTCAGGGGGAAGTTCTGTACTTACCCGAAAACCGTTACTTGATAGTGGACTAAAAGCCGCTTGTAAAATGCCGATTATGGAACTTATCGGAAAAACGGTAATAAGGGCGGAAAATATCAACGGTAAGCTATGGGTATTCACGGCTGATTCCATAGGGTATATTTCACCAACTGATGTTGAAGGTTTTAGATATACCCACGTTGCCGAAGGATTTGGATTGTGCAGTGCGTGGACTTTAGCATCAACTCCTTATGGGGTATTCGGTGCGGATAGTAAGGGATTGTGGTTATTAACTGAATTTCCACGAAGATTGAATCTTGGAAAGATTGACATATTCGATAGCAGCAAAGATACTTACTTCAATCCCGCCAATCTTGGTTCGAGCAGAGGTGTTTGGGTGGGCGAATTAAACGAATACTGGTGGTCTTTGTCTGGTAAGCAGATAGTCTATCAAGCCGATAAGGATAGATTTGTAGGATGTTATAATTTATCGGTAGAGTCTAAAGTGGCCTATGTTAGCGGATTATATCAGCAGCATTTAGTTAGGAGTGGGAATACTCCGATTCTCGATAGCAGAAGTGGTACACAAACTCTTAAATTCTGGCTTGGGCAGGAAAGTGGCGGTGTAGTAAAACAGGAATTAGATATAGACGTTTTATATACTGGTATTACGAATGGATATTCCGTTACTGTTTCGATGTACCAGAATCAAAGGGCGAGCGAAACAAGTGCTATGTCGAGCACGGAATGGTTACATACTGACGCTGATTTAGTGGGAAAGTTAAAGCCCATAAATTCCGGTCGATACTTTGAAATATCACTGTCCGTTCCGGCTGCTTGTACTGCGCCTATTTCGGGTATAGTTTATTCCGCTTTGGGTGTGGTTAGGCGGGAGAGGGCGTTGAGATAATGGAAATAACCGATGAATTTATAAACGCAGTTGCCGTCAGACTTGAGGAACGTGCGATTTACAAGGTTAACGGTGTTAAAGGTATAGACACCGAATCTGTCAGAGGTAGTCTGGTCGGGCCGATGCCTGAAATGGCCAGTGATGAGAATAAATTAAAAGAACTAAAAGAACTAAAAGAAAACATTCTTGACGAGGTATCTAAATCAATCGAGGATGCTTTGAGTGGCATTAAAAACATAATGATGACCGATGGAGATGTTTATAATATCTTAAACGAATCAGTTATGAATTATTCTTATAGAGCAGGCAATATAGAAATAGACGAGGACAAGGGTCTTGCTTTTGATGAAAATGGTAAATTGTATGTAAATTTGACAGCTTCAAAGGGTCTTGCTTTTGATGAAAATGGTGCAATATATTCTACTCTGGATGAATGTTAAATGGCTACTACCATATATGGTTGCGTGACATATCCATCTACGATAACATTCGACTTAGCTGAATACGCATGTTTGTCGCAGTCAGCCTGTATCAACTGGACAGGTGAACACGCTGGTATGGTTGCCCTCACTATTGATTCGTATAATGAAGACTGCGAAGATACATATTATGGTTGTGTAGACTGGGGGACTGGAAAGTTCGCGGTCACAATACCAAATACAAATATATTTATTGCGACTAATCCAACTGCCGGAGCGGATATTTGGAAGCTCGATATTGCCAGCGAAGCTACCGCAGTTTGGTCTGCGGATACATTGTACAATTCCTTATCTTATGTAAGCGAGGCGGGAGATGCCAATAAAATTTATAGTTGCATACTGCCGCATACCTCTACAGCCGATGACGAGCCTGGTACCGGCGTAAATTGGGAGACTTATTGGAGGCTTCATACATGCGTTTGGAAAAGTGTTACCCATGTCACGTATCTTAATGGCGGGGTTGCGGATTCGGATGGTAATATTTATGTAGCGGGGCTGAGGTCGGATAGTAAAACTATATGGAAGTTAAACAGCCGCGGCGGCTTAGACTGGTCGTTTGATATTGGGGCAGGAGGAAATTTATATGGTATTGCTATAGACGCTAATGATAATATTTATGTGGTAGGCAGTTTGGTAGTAGAGTCTGAAATAGTGGATACCGTATGGAAACTGGACACGAACGGTAATTTACTATGGTCTTATAATACAGAGGTTTCTCTTCTCTGTGTAGCCGTGGATTCAGCAGGCAATGTTTATGTCGGCGGGCCAGTAAATTTAGAAAGCAATAAAAACGTATGGAAACTGGACACGAACGGTAATTTACTATGGTCTTACAAAACTGGGACAGGACGAGGTGAGGTTGCTCTCGGACTTGCTGTCGACACTGACGACAACGTTTATGTAGCGGGGGATAGAGTTACTGATACTAATGATGAAGAAAACACTGTTTGGAAACTAAGCAGTTCGGGAAGTATAATCTGGGGCTATGACACGGGAAATCCAGAAGAATCTTTGATAGATATTGATGTAGATTCAGCAGGCAATGTTTACGTGGCGGGGCCGGAATCAGCTATTGGTCACACGTGGAAATTAAGTAATTCAGGAGGTCTTGTTTGGGAGGTCTCTGTCGGCGGGAATGTTGTAAACGTTGATGCTGATGATAGTTTGGTGGTGGGGGGGATAAACGGCGGTGTTTGGAAACTCGATAGTGCAGGAAATAAAGTCTGGGAATATATTTCGGAAGCATACGCTCAAAGTGATATTGTTACAACCAACTTGTGGAAAAAACCTACTGGATATAACGATGCCGATAATTTGTGGGTCAACGAAATAGCTGCATATGATGGCAGTTTGTTATCTTCTGCCATAAGCTCTTGTGAGGGGACTTGGAGCAGTTTTCTTGAATTGCTAATCACTCCTGACACGTATGATAAAATTCGATTCCAAGCGGTCTTCGAAGGAGCAGGTAGTCCGATAGTAGACATAGACGTTTACTATGACGGTGACTGGCACGATATTTATCAGGGGGAATTTGCACAATCGGAATGGGTTGAAAAGAGTATAGCGGCTGGGCCGCTTGTTTCAAAAGCACGTATTCGTTTTTCTTCTTCTAATACTGCCGATATAAAATTAAATGAGATTGATTTTCGTATTTCAAATGTCTGTGTAATAGGTGTGCAGGCAGACCCACTGAATACTATATCGGTTCAAAAAATTAGCAGCTGTTGCGGTACTATCTGGGGTCAGCATACAGATTATGAGTCAGGAGGTATAGCTTTAGATATTGATTCTAATGTATATGTCGCGACTGTGGCGGAGGGATATAATTTTACAAAGTTTGACGGCTGCGGCAACTTTCTCTGGGAGATTTATAATGGTGCAGATGCACGTGGTGTTGCTGTGGGTGCTGACGGGAATGCTTATTTTATAATACAACCATTAGAAGTACCACCCACTGACGCCGCCATTCGGAAAATAGATAATTCGGGCAATCCGCTTTGGGATTATTCTATTGATATAGACCCCTTCGGCATTGCCGCCAAGGGGGCCTATATCTATGTAGCAGGTACATTAGTCGACAATATAAACGTAATAAAGCTCGACTTTGACCATAATGAAATTTGGACTGCTAATACAAAGAGTACCGTTAATAACGCCGTGGCCGCGGATTCCGCGGGTAATGTTTATGTGGCAGGTAATCGCGTGTATGACGGCGGCAGCTGGAAAAGTGTTTGGAAGTTAAATAGCTCTGGAAGTATATTGTGGAGTTATGATACAGGAGACGATGCGTATGGTATTGCAGTTGATGAAGAAGGGAATGTTTATGTAGCAGGAGCTAACAGTGATTTGAAGAGTGTCTGGAAATTAGACAGTTCAGGAAGCATAATTTTGCCTTTTCCTTTTAATACTGGGTCTGATACATACAGTATTGCAGTAGGCACAGATGGTAATGTGTATGTAGGAGGCTACGAGTATGTTTGGGTGTTGGATAGTTTAGGCGTTTTAAGCTGGAGCTTTCGTGCGGGCGATGTCGTGGTGAGAGGTATAGTTATAAATGACTAAAAACCTTTGTAATCGAATATCCCAACCAAAATTTACGCCTGAGCAAATTGCTGATTGCCGGAAGTGTAGGGATATATCAGCTAAAAAAAGATGGTGTTGCCGTTTTGGTTGCTGGGTAAAAGAAAGTGACGGAATAATACAACCGAATAGAAAGATTGCAAAACCGTTTCCCAGAAACAAGGTTAGACCCGTTGATGCAGATTCTTTGAAGATTAACTATGATAAAATAGTAAAAGAACGTAAAAGCCTTCCCGCAGTAACCGGCGGGCAGTTTACGATTGTCAATTTTGAAGATTATAGTACCAAGAGAAAGCAATGTTACGATTGTGATGAGCCAAGCTGCTCTATCTGGAGGGGTTGTTGCGGGTATAAAAGTTTGATATATAAAGAAGTAGTTTGTCCAAAAGGAAAATAATATGTCGTTAAAATACTATGGTAGTAAAACAATGCCAAATAGGGCGGGATATTTGTCAAACACAGACCCTTTAAGGTCGATGTCCGAAATAGCACCGTCAAGTGGGATAGTGCCGGTAGGGAGCCATGCCGACCCGTATGCGATTATAGACTATTACACTGAATTATACAACCAACAGCCATTAACTTACAAAACAGACCCCATTACAGGGCAGGTTACGGCTACCAAGAGTATGGCCAAACCAGAGATGCCCTCTGAAATAGCAGGAATGGGATTTGACCGCTATTTCAAAGCACCAACAAGGTCATCTATGCTCAAAGGCAAAAACGGGTGGGGCGGTGGTAATATGGGTTATCAATCTACGCCACAACAGGAAGAACCGAACTTGTCATCTTCTTGGATACTGCCAAAAGGTGCATTGTCTGGCGAGTCAATGATAAACAGAATTACACCTTCGAGTGATTACGATAGGACATCCAGTTTTAATATGGGCATGGGAAATATAGGACAACCAAACGTGGCTAAAGTAAATCCCCTGACCTACTGGCCGAGTTCAGCGTTTAATATCCCTATGAGAGAAGGGGGTTCTGGTGGAAAACCGACCCCACAATTTGGCAGCGTGGTAAATTACGATACTGGCAAGTGGTTTTCTCCGCCTTCTAAGGGATGGGGTTCACAGGACACCTATGGGAAATTTAATGCTGGAATGAAAACATCGCCGACTATGGGTGCGTTTACACCTTCATCTTTTATACCTATGAAGTCAGCGAATGGCGCAGATGCCTTAACTAAAAAGAAAAAAAGACGTGATATGTTAAATTCACAATCCTCATTAAGCGGGATATATAATTACTAAGGAGATTTATGATAAGTAGACGAAAATTATTAGACCCTGAGATGCAGGATGAGCAGGTCTATGCAAGTTTCAACAGAAACCAATCCCCTGAACAGATGGCGCAGGTCATAGCTCGCAAGAGAAGTATGCTTAATCCTGACACGTCTTATGGAGAACAATTTGGTAATGTCTATGAGCAATATGCGCCTCCACAGGCTTTTACTGACTATTTAGGCCAACTTGCTGCGAGAAAGAAATCGGAAGCAGAGGGCCAGTATGCCTTGCCTAAAGCGGCAGCAGAAGTAAAGGGTTTAGAGATGACACCCGATACGCAACGTATCGCCGCGGAATCGCCCGTAAATGTTGCAAATATAGTTACTGCGCCAGAAATAACAAAAGCAAATACACTTAGTTCTGAACCCGCAATGAAGTTACGCATTATTGAAGAAGCCCAGAAATATGCGGATGAGGCAGCGGCCAGAACGAAACAGGACGCAGAGATATTCGATATTCAAAAACGAGCCGAAGAAAGAGGCAAACAAACTCCACAAGAACAACTCACGCAGGCCAGAATAGACAGACTCAATGAATTAAAAAAGATACCGTTTGAACAAATGACCCCACAGGAATATGCCGAGTACAATCAACTCTGGATGGGCATGTCTCCTTCAGAGAATCTGGTTCCGCAACCTGAATTTGACCCAAATCAGTTTCAATTTCAACCAACTGGGGAAACAACCAAGAAAATACTCGATAGACAAACTGCCGAACAGATTCTAAATGAAGCTGGCAGGGATAGAGCGAAGGCTGAAGAAATAGCAAGACAGAGGGGCTATACGTTTTAGATATGTCTAATATCTTTGATACAATAACAGAATCAAGTCCTCCAAAGAAAAACGTCTTTGACGAGGTGTCGGTATCCCCCAAAAGAAACGTCTTTGACGAGGTTACTAAAACAGAAAAGAAGATACCTACCATTTATGAGAAATATCCAGAACTTTCCAAAACGGATTGGGATTATGACAGACCGCTATTGAACGCGTTTCCCAAAATTGCGCGTCCCATTGTCCAGCCAGTATTGTCCTTTGGTACAAATTTAGCTCTTGGTGCGAGTCGTTCTGAATTAGCATTTATAGAGAAAATTGACAAAATGGCCGATATGTCATCTGATATTGGCGACCAACTTCATATTCCGCATATCAAAAAACCGGAATTTTTACAAAAAATAGCAACAGTTCTTAGAAGTAATGTTGCTAATCAAGAACAAGATGTTGCCGATGTAGGTGGAGGCGGCATAACTGGTATTGCAGGAAATATAGCAGGCAGTCTACCTGTTAGCACAGCTGAATGGATGGGCAATGTTCCTTATGCGGCTATTTCTTCAATGGCAGAATCTCATAAAAAAGGTACGCCAGTTGCCGGAAATGAAGTATTGTCAGGTGTGAAAGGTGGAGTCAAAAGATTTGCTCTTAGTAAAGCCCTACGAGGTGTTTCAAAGGTTAAAGGCCCTATTTTAAGGAGGGGGGCGGGCGGGGCAGTTTTAGGAGGGATGGCCGCCGTGGAAGGTGGAACGCCAGGTGAAATTGCTACTCAAGCAACTATGGGTGCATTACTATCATCTTATGGTGGTAAAAGAACTACGCCGGATATGCCTGAAAATCTCAAGATGTTGAAGTCTGTGGAAAAAATTCCTAAAGGTGGTGTTAAATACACCTTTTACAATCCTCAATACGCAAAGACGCAAGCGGAATCAGTGAAGGCAAGTGCCGATAAATACGGTTATAATGTTACTGTCAAGACAAAGGGAAATTCCATTATCGTCCAGAAGAGAGGGAAGTATGCAAATAAAAAAGGTTTTTTGGACAGACCCGAAGAACAGATAGTAACCGCCGATAGCAAAAGGATAATAGAGGCTGAGCCGGTAATGGGAACTGGTGGGGCAAGCGAGATAAACTCTGCTAATCAGAAATTGCTACAATGGTCTAAGGTGGCAAAGAAGGTGCGGAAATCAGAAGTCGAACCGGCCATAAGTGAATTGCGCCGCAAGCAAGCCGCTAAGGGGACAAGTTACCTGCAAAGCTCGTTAAAAAGAGGTGGTACGGAGTGGGACTCCATAATGAGGTCTAAGGGTGGATATAAAGGACGGGCCGATGTTCCTGAAATAACGCCACCAAATTTAACCGATACAGAATGGAATGGTTACGCCAAAAAAGTATTGGCATTGTATCCCAAAACCAGTGTAAAAAACCAGTTTGACAGGAGTGAAATAGTTGATGCACTCGACCGTTTGCGCAATGGCAAAATACCTACCAACAGGGAATTTGAGCAAATTGAAAAAGTAATTGGACGGGAAGTTACAGAAAAAATCGCCAGTAACATAATTAGTCAAAGGCCTTTTAATCCGTGGGATATTCCAAAATTAATTATTCAGGTGTTTAAGTCTCCATTTGCTTTAGATGTTCAAACGGCAAGACAAGCATCTTCCTTTATGGCAAGAGAGCCGGTCGCGTATGCCAAAGGCGTTGGAGTGGCTACTAAAGCATACGGGAGTGAACAGTTTTTTAATGATTCGATGAATAAACTTAAGTCAAATCCCAACCACGAAATCGCAGTAAAATCAGGAGTTAATTTTCTTAGTAGGTCGCCTTATTCGAAGAATAGGGCGGAATGGTTTCAATTTGGATTAGGCGAAACACTTGCAAAAGTTGGAACGAAAAGAGGGAGGGTATTAAACACAATAAGTAAACCAATTAGGGGTTATGGTAAATTGATGATGGCCTCTGAACGCTCTATGGTTGCCGGAACAGATAGCATCTTACAGGGTATATGGGATAAACAGGCCGAAAAATGGTCGCACGCAAAAAATCTTTCTCCTGCTACACTTGAGAAACACCAAGCTAATTATGCGGATACTCTTAACGCGTTTATGAAACTATTAAGAGCAAAAAGTCCACAGGGCAAGGAAATACAGCGGTTGGCAAATTATATCCTATTTTCTCCGAGTATGACTTTTTCAAGGCCCTATAGGATTAAAGCGTTATTGGCCAACAAGGGAAGTCGTGGTTATGCTGCACAACTTATAGCGACAGAGGTGGGTAAGATACATTTAATCTCTTTACTATCTCAAATGGCAGGGAATTACTGGCGAAGTAAATACCCCGACAAAGAACCGCCCATTGATGGTGATATAAATATATTTTCAAGTGATTGGGGTAAGACTAAATCCCAAAACACTCGATATGATATTGGTGGTGGCGATGCACAATTCTATCGAACTGTTGCCCGCCTTGCTGCGGGTACTTATCTTAAATCCAAAGAAGCAATAAACGGAAAAACACAGACAAAAATTGGTGAGTACAGGGTTCCTGCCATGTCTGAGACATTAACAAGTTACGGCAAGGGCAGAGAAACAGCAGCTATTGGGTTTGCAAGGCAGCTATTTTCAGGTAAGGATTTTCAGGGCAACAAAATCAACAAATTGGAAGTTATTGCAAGAGGCATTACTCCGCAAATTGCCCAAAGCATTTACGATGCAATGGCTTCGGATGGTTTGGTACAAGGTTTGGCAGCAGGTGCGGCATCGGCATATTCCGCCAATGTCTCGACTTATCCTGAATCGTCTTATAAAAAAATTACAGAACTTAAGGATAAGATTGCCCAACAAAAATACAATAGAAAGTGGGAAGACCTTAATCAATTTGAACAGACCAACTTGAAACAGAAATACAAAAAAGACCTCGAACCATTAGAATTGCAAAAGAAAATCGAACAGAGTAAATATGATAAAAGTTATGAATTTCCTTCCGAATCCACTAAGAGGGCAGGTGAAAAAGTCGAAAGTCTTTTGAACTCTGAATACCGACAAGTTTTTAAGGATTTTGGAATTGACATTGGCATTGAAAGAACGATTGGGCGTGATTGGACTTTGAATGATAATAGATACCAACATTATCAGGAATTAGTCGCTACTAATCTTAACAATGATAGTCGCCTTAAAATTTTTGTTGGCAAGCCTGAACAGACAAAAAAGTCTTTACAAAATAGAACCTATTTAACAAGTTTAATTGAACAGGCAAAAAAAAGAGCGGGAATAAAAATGATACAAGAGTCGCTGTCTAATCCCCGAAAATTCTATAATCCTAACGCTCAAAGAGACGTTAAAACAAAAAGACTATCAGATATTCCCAACTAAAGGAAAGGACTCTAAGCAATGAATGGCAACACAGGTAATACAGAGAAATTCAATGGCCACTTTACCGAAGGCGAAAGAGCTTACATAGAACTTGCTGCCGACCGTGCTGCATATAAGGCCATAGAAAACGCCAAGACTGAGTGGTCTAAAGATATTAGACTACATAAGGCCGAATGTGATGTAGGAAAATTCAAGACAGGGTTCGGTCTGATATGTTCTATTATTGGTGGTGTTGTCGTTGTAGTGGCAAATACAGTTGTAAGAATAATATGGGTAAGTAAATGAGCAACCTAAAAACTCATCTTAAAGAACTTGACTACAAGTTTGAGGAATTGGAGAATCTAATCGCCAAGATGGACGAACAAGACCACTTCGCCAATAGCCCTGATGTTTTTATCGCTATTAGTGACGTTGGTGTTAAAATAGATTTCGCAAAGAAAACAATTTATTCAAATACAAAGGAGACAAAAGATGAAGGCTAAAATACTAATAGTGCTATGCCTGATATTAGCAACGGTCGTAATTAGTGGGTGTGGTGTTAAAACACATCTAAGCAAAACCATTAAGACGGACTATTCAGAAGGTGTAATTGTTGCTATTACAGAAACCATCGAAGTTGTTTATGACCGCAACGGCCCGCAGACGTTAGAAGATGCTCACATAGAAATCGACCCCAATACCGGTAATCTTGTTATTGAATTTGCAAAGCAGAAAAGCGAATTTGAGGTTGGTGATAACGTTAAAAACATTGCGCTCGGAGCATTCAGCTTAGGTTTCGAGGCTGGTTTCACATCGAAGGGTGAATAATGGAAGCCAAAACAAAGATTAGGTTTGTATTCCATAAGCCTAAAGGTGAACGCGGGGTAGGCAAAGCGATAGTCGGCTGGACTTGGCTGCTTGGCTTATTTTATAACTGGAAAGTTCTCAAATATAACTATAGCCACGAAGAGGTATGGCTGCCAGACGAACAGGGAAGGTTCTGTAAATGTAACAACGAAGGTATCTGTTGGACAAGAAAAAAGGACAGAACTACTGCACCAATGATTTTTGGGCGATGTTTCTCATCGACAACGAGAGGCGATGCCGAAGGTGTTCGTTTTGCGCCTGCTGTCAATGTTTTAGGTAATCATTTGAGAAGGTGGGACTATATTGAATGCGAGGTAGATAGCGAACGACTGGAGGTCGTTCTGGAAGAAGCCAATAAGCTCGTTGGGGCCAAATATGACTTTAGGGGCATATTCGGATTTGTGCTTCCCTTACCTATTCAGAATGATAAAAAATGGTATTGTTCGGAGATTTGTGGTTGGCTCAAGTTTCTTTTAAGAGTGGATAATAAGCGGCGCAAACGAGTATCGCCGCGACGGGCGGCTTATTTGCTAAGCAAGAAATACGGACAGCCAAAGCCTTGTCTCGGCAGTCTCATAACAGTAAAACCATAACGATATGACTTTCCTGCTTCTTCATCGCTTAGCGGCTGGCAAGTGCTGGCCGCTTTTTTATTTGAAGTTTTAAGTGTGTAATAGGTATGGCGGATTCCAATCCTTTTTGCAAGAAATAATTAGCGATTGTTCCCGCACCATATGCCATTAGAGATTCCTTCTTCCTTTTTTTCTTCCAGTAGCAATTATACACCTTTGCGTTAAACCACAATAGCAAAATTGATAGATATTGAAAAAATTTACGAATTAACATTGTTTTTTCTTAATTTTGCGGTTTTTTGCTGAATTGGCGGAAAATCCCCTATTTGCTTGTGCGGTAAGTATATACTTCGCTTATTTGATTCATAATATTGTCCTTTATTTTCATTCCGATTTGCGTTTGCCATTTATAAACTCACCCAAATATGTGTTTTCGTCACCTTTCCAGTCATTCATGTGGCGACTGAACTTGAGGCAATTCATCCAGTCCGCCCCATTTTTTAGTACCACCCACCAACTATGGAAAGTCACTATGCAGTCGCCCCTTTTTTCCCGGAGATACTCTTGAGATTTCAGGAATCCCTTCCTGCCCTGAAAATAAAATCCCGTAAAAGTAGCGAGAAATTCATCTAAGTCTATTTTGGGACTTATTTCCAACCAAGTTTTAAAAATGCCCTTCCCAAAAATATCCTGTTCCTTCATATCACTCATGCTACGCAACTCCGCTTTTTAATATCTCTCTGTGCCGCAATTCCTTCGGGAACTTCGATATGTCGTTGTTGGTATATGCAAATTCTCCAAACAACTCCTTAGCTTTTTGGTCGTATGCTTTTATTGCTTGTATTAAGTTTTATCTTTTTCATTTCAAAACCTCTCTCACCCTTAATTCTTCTGGCCACTCCGCGAGATTATGCGATACTTTACCGTTAATTGGTATCTGCTTAACAAATACGGGGATACCGGCTTCTTTGCACTGTTTCACAATATCTATCGCCGCATCTATGAATCCGTCCTGAAAGCGGCCTGCTTTGCCGCCGCCGAGATGTTCGCAACCAATTACGCACCAATTAAATGTTTTCCGAGGTTCATAATCTACAACCTCACCAAGAGGGTCATTATGCGTTGTCTCGATAATGGGTCGCCAAAAATGCCTGTTTAAGTCTATAACGGCCAACAGTGGTTCAAAACTAACCCACCTAACCACCGCCGGAATATGCAAGAGTATCGGTATGTTTTCGTCGGCATCTTCCTGCGTGGAGACTGATACGCCAAGATGGAGATTAGGAAATATTATGTAGATATTTATTGACTTGAAAAACTCGGCGGCAATATCTGGCCGTTTAGTAAGGATAAGAAAGGTATGCTCTTGACAGAACGCCATAGGTTCCATCACTTCTGCTATAAACTCAAACGGCACTTCCTCGTGGAACAAGTCGCTCTGGCTGCAAACGAAGATTCGCTGCGGCTTGCGCAAATGCAATGGCTGGTCAAGTCTGTCCTCGAACAGTTTTATCTCTCCTGTCCACTTGCCGTTTTCCGTGAGGCCGTCATAGCGGGGGTTATTCTTGAAACGATTAGCGGTTAGCTTTTCTGCCCAGCAATTCAGGCAACCGGCAGATACTTTTGAACAGCCGCCGGTAACATTCCACGTTTTGTCACACCAATCTATTTTACTGTTACTCATTCTTATCTCCTTCCGGCGGGGTGGCTCGTATTGATTAGTTTATTCATTATTTCCTTGTTTAATCTCTCGACCATTTTCCAAGCGGCGGGGATAAAGCCATAAGTGCCCCAAGCATTAAGAGCATTTATCCACTCTAAACAACAAGAGCGTACCTTGACATTTTTAAGTGGGCAATTATAACAATTCGTCTGCAAAAATTGGCATAACGGGCAGGAGTCTGAATAAATATAAAGCCTTGCGGGATTACTTTTTATACTGCTATATCTCTCAATCAAGTCAATCCAATGTTCCTGTGATTTTTCAAGTGCTTCTAATAGTGTTTTTGGTTTTTCCATTCTACTTATCTCCTTCCGGCGGGGCTGCAAATATCATTATGAAGGCTTTTTTTGTATCCATTTCAACTCGATATTCACAATCTCTGAAAACTTCGACTTTCCCTTCGTCCCCGCAAAATGGACACTATTTTAACTTACTCATTTTTCCTCCAACAATTCAGGATTTAGCCATTTATTCCCGATGATTTCCGAATCTATCGCCTGACAAGATGAAAAACTAAATGGTATCCCCTCTTCGGCTCTCATCTTCTCCAAAAAATTCTTATGGTGGGATATTGTATAGAAGCCAGTGCCTTGTTCCGTTGGACTCCTATATTCCCCAAAAAGCACTTCACGTTTCCCGGGCATCAGAATATCCCCCACTCCAATTTCTGTGCCATATTTATCTTGGTAGTTGGTCATTAGAAGAACCACAAGGTTTTTGTGTTGTTGTTCCACATTGGGATTAAAGCTCATTGGCCCGTGCGACATAAGACGGCCCGCTTGTGTCAATAAAAACCAATTTTCTGTTCCAGCGATTTCCCGATGAACTATCCCGTCAATCTCAAATTCGCAATAAACTTTATATCTCATTTTTTCTCCTTCATTATTTCCTCGAAGTATTCGGGGCCGAGGACGTTTTTGGTTATAAATGCTCCGCAGTTGCGAAACTCGCCTGCTCCTGCAAACTTAAATCCACACTCACAAATCAATCCTGAATTACTCATCTTTCACCTCTATTTCCTTGCCACAATCTTCATCATCAAATCCTACGCATTTCAAACACCGCTTACATATAACAGTGAAACTGCTATTATCTATTGAAGTAAAAACTTCCCATCTGTGACCCATTAACCAGCACAACAATTTACTTACCATTATCGTTCTCCTAATCATATTGGCGGCCTATAACCTCAACATCTTTCAAATCTGGTATGCAGCTATACCAGACCTCGCCGTTTTTTTCTTCGGCGTACAATACAAAGCCAACGTGCATTGCTTCTTCATCGTTTGGCTCTAATACTCTTATGTCCCACACCACATCTCCGAAGAAATCACAGTCGGGATAATCTATATGGTAATTGTACCTTAGTCTGTCACCGCCTTTGTTTCTTACCCCATCAATCTCTATCGAGCCAAAAATAGGTTTTTTGTTCTTATCCAGCCTGCCCGTGTATTGGGCAACGGTGTGGGGCTGGACTTCGACAAAGCCATAAATACCGTCACACAGCCCCCTATCAGGGTCTATTGGTTTTATTTCTGCATCATCAAGAATGATGCAATGTTTGCCCTCGATTTTACCATAGTATCCGAAACATTCTCGGCCTAAGTCTTTTGTTAACGCTCTATAAATTACAGTGTCCATTCTTATCTCCTTCCGGCGGGGCAGATTCGTATTTGCCTATAAACTGTCCGTTCTTTGTTAAAATACTCAACCTTATTCATTTTTTGTCTCCGTTTTTTCATCCATCATTTTCAAAATACTTTCCGCTTCGCCGACGAGGTCTGTGATTTTAACCTTGCCGTTTTTATTCGCCGCTTTTGCGCTACTAACAAACCGCTCGCAGAACCCGCGAACCTTCGACTCTAATTCGGCTGTTCTAACCCGACCAGCTTTGAATCCGGCGGCACATCCACATACAATTTTCGATTTCATCTTTTAGCCCTTTCCAAAATTTCCTCCGTATCGGCATTTATCTGAGCAGAAACTTTTACCATCACTCTCCCGACTATGTGCTTCCTTACCACAAACTACACAGACCCATTTTCTCGGCGGGGGTTTCTGTGGTAGGCTCAAGCCGGTATCGTCGAACCTGCGTTGATTTAACCACGTTGAGGGGTGTGGTATAAACTGACCGCCGTCTTTCAGCCAGTCTTTGGATTGCTTTTGACATTCGACTGCGAGTTTAATCTTATTACGCAACGCCAAATCAGGCGATAGTTTCTGCCACGAAACGTAAGCGGCCCCCTTGCCGACTTTCTTCGGATAGATTGACCAGAAAATCTCAAACTCTTGACTGTATGTATTCTTTTCTATTCTATTCTCTTCTCTTCTATCCGTTACGTCAACGTTACTATCTGTTACATCAGCGTTACATCGCAACGATTCTCTGTGTTTTCTGACCCGTAAATAGCTTTTTGACTGATATTCCGCCCATTTTTGTATTTCAATGCCACCCCAACTGTTGATTTTGATGCGAGCTTGTTGTTGTTCTTGATGGTGTTTGATGGCTGTTCGTAGTTCTTCGACTGAAACGCCGAGTGTGGCTGCTAAAACATCATCGGGATATGGCACATCAGAGGCGATACAGACCGTTCCGGCAACACGGCTGATAGAGGCCATTGCCAACAACTTCAAGAATACGAGTTGATGTATTGGTGGGTCAAGCCTTAAAGAACCATAGACTACATTATAACCATTTACTTTGAACCATTCCATAATTGCCATTTCGTTGCCTTGCAAGTGAAAAAGGGTTCTCGGTGTGAATACGGGCGCAACGGTGCGTCAGTCCGAAAACCCTTTTAACCGCATATTGTTTGATTGTCGTTACGTCCATACTCACACCTAAACTATAACACACTTTCCGTAGTGTGGCAAGTTAATTCTCCACGCTGAAAGTTAAGGGTTAAGTTTCTTATCGGGATATACAAAATCTTCAAGGTGTTCCACTCCACTTATAATGGCTTTGACCATAACTACACTAAGTGGCTTCTGATACTTTCGAGGGCTATCATAAAATCTGTTCGCAGAACGCAAAACCATTTGGTATATCTCGCTTTCCCTAATTCCGGTGGATTTGAGTTCGTTTATGCCTTTTTGTAGGGCGCGAACTTTATACCTCAAATCTTTTAATTTTACCTGCATCTGATTGAAACTTGTTGGTTCTTTCATCTTTGCCATACTTCCATTCTCCTTTTCTACAGGCCGAGCCTGCCGAAAGTACCGGCAGTAGCCTTGTTGTAAATAGTATTGATTCCGTTGGTCGTTAAAACGCATACCTTGTCGAGATATTTCAAAGACTGTTTAATCTTTTTGGCATCGTTCTTTGAGTAAAATACCATAGTGATTTTCACTTGAGGTTCGTACTTATTTAGCAACTTAAGCTTTAGCCTTGTATCAGCTTCAAACAATCCTTTGAATTCCCAATACTCAAAAGTGTCGTCATTATTGCGGATAACAAAATCCACAAGCCAAGTGCTATCGGGAAATACAAACTTATGTGTTTCATATTCCCAATCCTTAATCTCGCAAGCGTCTTTTAGCAACTGAAAGTATTGAGCAAGCCTCCATTCACCTTTAGAGCGAAAGTTGCACGTCTTTCCGCCGATAGTGTCTATTCTCCGCTTGTTGTTGTAATTCTTAGCAAAGCCCATTACTTCTTTAACTCCTTATTGTAAGCGTAATACCTTTTCTTAACAAACAATCTGTCGGCACGTTCTTGTAATCAGGGCAGGGCGTATTCAATGTCGGGTCTAATAAGCAGGCCGTCTCTTTTTTGTCGCCCATCGGGTCGGTATGGCGAAGTACGCAATTAAATACATCGGGTATCTCAAACGTCCTGTCGCCTGTCTGCTTTATTGCGGAGATTTTCATTGCTTAGCCTTCTTTTTTTCACGCCAGTTAGGGTCGGGGTCGGGGATGTCTAAGAATATTTGCGATGCCGCCCACTGTTGGCAATTCTTGTAAGCCTGATTTGCTTGCTCCGTTGTCATCTCTGACAAGCCCAGTGTTTCGCCGTGGTCACCCACGCCAAAACAGGCTTTTTTAAGAATGTCATAAACCTGTTCCCTGTTCACTTCGCAACAGCAAACGTCAATGTGCATTTCTTTAAGTTTTAATCTGACCAATTCTACTGGCACGGCAAACATCGCTTTGCATTGCTTGTGGCTTTTAGGCTTACCCATTTTAGAATAGGACTCTTTCAGTATTGTCCCATCTTTAATCGATAAGAAATAAGCCTCTTTGAACGCCATCTGGACAGGCGGGTAATGCTTCCTGTGATTCCTGATTGTAGGGTAAAGTTCCATTAGATTGGACATTCCCCTTCATCTGCCCGCGCTTCGGCATTAAGCTGGTCGAAATCGGCTACGCCTGCTAATAAATCACCGGCCTGTTTTTGTAAATCCGATTCAGGCTCACGATAAATCCATTCGAGGAAAAACTCGGCAGTTTCGATAATCTTGTCCTTCGTTACTACAGTCAAGTCCTTAGCTATATCGGCCATAACTACCTGTTTTTCTACTGCGCCACGCAAGGCACTTATTTTAGCCATACGGCGGTCTTTAGCGTCCCAATCCACTTTGGGGGCAACGGTAGGTGTCGGGGCTTTTGATTGATTCTGTGGCGGAAAAGACACTCTGGCGGGGGTTTGTGGAGCTTGTGTAGCCTGATTGACCTGTGCCTTATCACTCCAGAAGCCGGAATACGCTACACCGTTCTGGCCCGCATAAGTACTAAGGGAGAATTGACATCTCTTGCCCAATACGGCATCGCCTATTAAAAGGCCCTTGCCTTGATTTACGGTGACTGAATGCTGCTCGCCTAAATCGTCTTGTAATTTGCAGGGTCTAAACGCTTTTTGATTTCTATTCAGTTTGCTTGGGCCAACCTCTACTACCATTGCCAACATTGTCACGAGTTGGCCGTTAGCTTGCCTTACTTGCTCGAAGTTCATTTTTCATTCTCCTTAAAAAATTGTTTATCCATCGTTTCAAAAATGATTGTTCTTTCTTATTCAACTTCTTGATTTGCTGTAATGTTATTTTCACTTAACACCGCCTTTTTTACTTGTTCAATGTCAAAACCAGCTTCGGATATTTCGTCTAATGCTTCAAGATTCTTATCCGTCATTTTGTCGCCGTTCTTTACTCTGCCGAGTACCCGATTCCATTTCTCGACCGTTGGCTTAAATTTGCTATCGAAAGCAAACTGATTTTCCAGACCATAAAGCAAAGTCAAGTAGTTACTGTAAGCTACTTTCCAGTTCGCAGAAAACTTGCCAAACTCATCATCAAATACAATCGGCTTTTCAAGTGGCGGTTTTTCGTTGGCTTGTATGTAGGTCGTAATTTCCGCAATATCCATTTTGTAAATATCCTCGACTGACGAAGGATTAGCCACTCCTATCTCTAATAACCGAGCATCGTCTTTGCACACATAGACTATATGCCCTTCGGACTTACCAGCAGCTTTGAGATAATGAAATAACTGCAATTTGTGGTTTGGTGAGCCGACACCTTTTTTCTCGTATAGCTCAAACATAAAAGACGAACAGGATTTTATTTCCAAAACTATCTCATCAAGTCCATCGGGGTATTTCTCTTTCAGTTCTTCAACGATATGTATAGTGGCTCTGGATATAAATTCCGGCAACCAATTAAACTCATTACTAACCAGATTCTTAGCTCTGTCGTAATCCGGTTTGCCCCCGGCACAATAGTCAAGTTTGCCAGTAACCTCTAACAGATTCGGGTATTGATAGGACAAGTAAGTTTGTTTGCTTATCAGGATTCCCGCCCTCGACAATACAAAGCCTATAATTGATTCCCATATATTGCCCGCCTCAAACTTGCGTAAACTGCGAGGGTTAGGGGGGTTAGTTGGTAAGACAGCGTTCATCTTTAAGAATCTATCAACCATAGCACCGCCCATTTCTGAGGCCCAAATATGTTTGCGCTCTTTAAGTAGCCGCTCCTCTCGGTTTTCAAGACTGCTATTCCAAAGATTATAAAAAGTCCATCTCATATTTATTCCTCTTTCGCCTCGTCCGTAGAAATTATTTGTTCAAATTCCACTTCGTTAATATCTATGTCGTCGATGTCGTGTTTGCCAAATCCTTCTTGGTGATGTATCCTGTCCTGCAAATCCTGCCCGTTTTCGGCAAGGATGGTGAGAGTCGCATAACCAGTTACTTTGACTTGGACGTGATATGTATTCATCCTTCCTTCCTTTCGTGCATCGGCTCAATCACAAGCCGGTATAGTTGGTTATCAAATTTGTCGACAAATACGGCCTCTACGCCTTTGGCCGTAAAATTTGCTTTTACAAACTCCATAGAATCCGTGCAGTTAATTTGCACGAGTCGCATTAGCTCTGTTGCGAAAGATACCGTCGGTTTGTTTTCTGTTGGGGCTATCATTTATTTCTCCTTCTAAGAAAAAAGTGGCCTGCGTCAGTCATATAATAGCCCTCCAGCACCTTTTGCCGTTACGCTTAATTAAATTACCATCATTATCTTTAAGAAAGTAGGCCATATTTTTGCGGCCTAATTCGCCGAGACGTTTCCAGCAGGTCGATTCGCTCAAACAACGGCCTTCTTGTATTGGTAATTCCTTGAATGTAAATCCTTGCGGTCTGTCGTAAACCACCAAAGCACTATAAACTAATTCCTGCTGCCTCGTCAATTTTCCGCCTTTCACCATCTTCTTCGCAGCATCGTGGCTGGTTTCAGGGTCGCTTGCGCGGGCTATTAGCTTCGCTTCGTAGGGGATTGTTAGTTGATTACTCTCCATTAGGTTCTCCCGTAACTGTAAAGTATTTCTCTGCGTTCTTGTTAGCCTTGTCCCTCTCGGCCTGTTTGCGCTCGGCCTTAACTGCATCGTTGACTTTTTTCATAGTGTCGTAGCCGACAACGCCGTCCTGTTCTGCGCCGACTAATTTCTGTAAGTATCGCACATTCGCCTCGACCTCACATATTACCAATTCGTTGGCATCAACGATATGGTCAGGCTTCACCGGCGGGGCGATAAGGCTTGATACTTTGAAAGTATAGAAGAACAATACCATCGCTGCAAAAAGACAGAACCATACTACTTGTGTTCGCTTGCTCATAATTTCTCCTTTTTACTTATAATGCCTAAAAAAGCAGAGCCGGATTTATCCTCGACATAGATTTTACTGTCATTTTACTATTCATATTCGCGTCTTGCACATACTCCACCGGCCCCGCTATTCACGGCAAAATATGGGGGCAGCAGGGTTATCGTCCCTAAAACTTGCAACGCCGAGGCTTCGCAAGGTGCGGTGATTAGCCCGCTCGTAAACTGCCCCCGTTAAGTTCAAAAAGGCGGCTGGGTCAGGAGGGAGGAAAAGAGGAGCTAAAACCGCAACCGCCTTAAAAGTCATAAAAAGGTGTGTAGCAACTTAGTCAAATCAACGGACGAAGCCGGACATTTTAGATGCTACACAACCTAAAGATATTCGGCGGGACAGGTGCAGTTGAATACCCTGACCGTCCGTGCGCCACTCTACTGAAGACTTTGTGCCCAGCCGAAATACTTCCTATTAACTTGTCAATTTGTATTCCTCTTTGAGACCAAAAAACATTTCAAGTTGCGCACGTAAAATCCAGTGCCACCCTTCCCATTTGCAAATTTGCTGTGCCTGTTTTTTAGTGAACATCTGTTGATAATCGGGCCAACATTTACTTGTATCCAAAATCTTGTCTCTAAATTTTTCCGGCAATGCGGGTATGCCTGCCCAAAATTCCCGACCAAAGGGCAATTGGTGCGTTATCAAAACCTTGCAAGTTAAGGCAAAGGTGAAACTAAAAACATACCCTCCGGCCTCGATATACCATCCGGTCTCGATATACTCTCCGGCCTCGATATACCCTCCGGCCTCGATATACTCTCCGGCCTCGATATACCCTCCGGCCTTGATATACCCTCCGGCCTCGATATACCATCCGGCCTTGATATGCCATCCGGCCTCGATATACTCTCCGGCCTTGATATACCATCCGGCCTTGATATACCCTCC